ATTAATTAATTATTGATTACCTTCGTTACGATAATTGTTCCTTACATTTTCACGTTGTTGAGCTTGCTCAGCACCTTGACTAGACTGCAAAGAACCATTAACAGCGACACGATATAAATCAACTGCGTGTTTAACAATATCACCGTGCATTGATTCTGGTAAGTCGCAATCAACACTAGTTCCTTCAGAAATATCTTCTACAAACTTAACAACAGCAGGATATTTAACCAAATCTATACGAAGTTTGTTAGGAGTTAATTCAACGGTACTAGTACCAGACTTAACTTCAACTTTAGGAGTAGTACCAGCAGCAAATTTATCAATATACAACTCAATAGTATCATCCTTATAAACGCAAGCAATAGGACTTCTAAAGCGGTTCTTAAGAACAAAATCATTAAGAGTATCTGCTAAATAAGCACTGTCAATAATTCTAACTGGATACCAAGCAGTCAAAATAGAATCTGAACCTGTTAAAGCAGTATAATTAATACTAATATCAACAAGGAACATATACTTACCAAAAACATTATCTGCATTATCAGATAGACTAATGTCTTGATGAGTATGCTTAATCAGACCTTGTAATCTGTTAGCAGCATTGTAAACAAAGTTACCTGTGCCAGCAGTAACATCAATAGTTACTTCCTTAACATCATACAAGGTTCTGAAAGCATTTATTTGACCAATCTTAGAATTATCTGTAACAACTCTGTCATTAGTGACACCGATATTTTCACGAATTAGCTGATTTACAGTATCCATAATAGACTGATTGATAAGAATATCAATCTGTTCTGGAAGGATAGCACGAACATTCTGCATACCCATTTGTTGAGCATACTGACGAAAGTTAATGTGCATATCAGCTATATCCATAATCGTATCTCTTTAAATAAATTTAAGTTTATTTTCATAAGCAGTCTTGATACTAGCATTGGCAGGATTATTGAAATAAGCTACTGCCTCATTCATATTACTACCAATAAATGTACCATCTGCCGTAGAAATTTGTTGATTATATTCAGACCTAATAAGTTCACCTCTCATAATCAGAATTTCAATAAACGCTTTAGTTGTAACGTTTTTATCTGAAACAAGTTTATTAAACTTATCAGGATTTTCATTAACGTAATTCATGACAATATTCTCTTTCTCATCCTTGCTCTTAGCAATAGCTTCTGAAAGAATCATATTCTGAGCATTAGCAATCTGAATAAACACAGCATTAAACTTGTTTTCACTTCCACAAAGTTCAACAAAATGTTTCATTGCGTGTTTCTTTTCATCAACTAATTTCTTCTGACGAGCAGCTTCTTTAGCTTCATCTTTGATATAGAAACGAAGAGTAGAATCTTCATTAATCAAAGCCATATCTTTAGCAACATCACGATATAAAAGACAATGACGATACATCAGATATTCTTCAAGATTAACAGGATTACCATAAAGATACTTAGTACCTTCAAGAGTATTCAGAGCGTCAATCTTTTTCTTAAGAGCTTCTTTAATTGCAGAAGTATTAGCACGATCTACTTTATCATACTCAGCATTAATTGCATCTTCTTGTTTAGAAATAGCAATATAATCTTTCTTGTGTCTATAAATAAAAGAGGTGTCAAGAGTAACATTCTCATTATTTACGTTCATCTGAATATTAGAAAGATATGCTTTAACTCTAGTAATAAACTCTGGATTTGATGGTGACAAACCAATCAGTTGAGGAAAGTAAGCATCAACCTCACCTTTATTAGAAGAAAGAATACGACAAGATGTAACTGAACTACCAATAACCTCATGTCTTTGACCAAGAACTTTCATATTAGCTTTACGATAAGCTGAATAGTTCTTAACAAGAGAAATTGTAACAGAACGTTTGTCAGTATAAGGAGCTTCTAAATCCTCATTGTTTTCAACTGGAGCAACAGGCTTTTCAGTCTTTCCAGTATTACCATTCTCTGAACTTTGAGCTGGCACATTATCTTTATTAATTTCTAAAGCCATAATTCTTTGAGTTTAAATATTATCAATTAGAGTTTGCACTGCAACTGCATCATCTTGGTGTTGTTGTTCACTTGCAGACCATAGCTATTCTTAATATGATACTTACTGTGGTCAACCTCTGTAGAAAGAGAGTTAGCAGGAACAGTTCCCCAAGAAGCAGGAATAGGAGTAAGACCCTTTTCAACACCTACAAGATAAATCTGTCCCTTCTGACGAACCTTACGAACGTTACGAACGCCATTATAAGTAGACATATCAATCAAGAAAGCTTGGTGAGAACTCATAGGCTTACCAGTACGAGGATGAATATTACCATTCAGACGGTCATTCTCTGCAACTGTACCCTTATCACACCAAGGCAGATGCTGAAGAGTAATAATATGATTATCAGGCGTCTTATAACGACGGAAGTACTTACCATAAGAAAGACCACCATCAAAGTCCTCAATCATCTTATCACCAAGAGGAGTAGCAAAACCTTCACCCTTAGCATCTTCACGAATAGCCATATCGAAGTCTTCCATAAAGCCCTTACCAGCAAATACTACAACTTCCATCTGACCAGTATCAGTATCCTTATCAAGAATATCACCAAATGTACGATTCAGTTTAGCAAGAGGCAGATACTCACCATAAGTATCATAGTTACTCTCACGACAAATCTCAATCATACCACTTGTATGAGGAATAGGCTGACCATTATCTGGGTCTACAAGAGTAATCTCACCATTTTCAGTACGGTTATACTCAGCAAACCACAAACGTTCTTCCTCAGTTACACGATTGGTAATATTGAACTGACGCATCTCTTCGTTAATCGACAGATTAGTAGTACCACCACCTGCAGTCTTAAACTCATAAGTAACAACTTGATTAGAAATGTTACCAGCAATTTCCTTAGTATAACGATGATACTCAAGTTGAGAAGTCATCTTACCAGGTCCCATGGCATTACTACGATTGCCCTTAGAATAAGAAGCAGAAATAGTAGGAGCAGTCATACTCCAATACTTACCCTTAGCAAGCATCTCAGGATTAACATAAGCATTAGGATTAGGAGTAGTAAGCTTCAAGCGATAAAGATAACCACCATGAGCACCAGGACCCATATCCTTCATAATACGAACCTGAGTATGTCCATCAGGAGCAATAAGACCAAATTGTTCAATGAGCCAATGTGTAGCAAACTCAACATCAAACATAGCACCACCCTTACCAGGAGTAGTATTAGTTGTGTCAAAGTAAAGAACACTGTCACTAAACTTCATACGACCCATAGTCTTCCAAGTCCATTGGTCACTTTCAATGTCAACTACACCAGCAGCACCTTGACCTTCAGTAAGAAGAGTAAGTGGGAAACGGTCATCATCCATACCAAAAGTATAGGTAAGAATCTGATTAATTTCCGCTGGTTTAGATAGCATAAGATTGGCAATGGTTTCTTCATTAGAATAACCACGGTCATCATAAGCACCACGAGAAATTTCTCTAAGTTTGTACATAATTACTAATTTTTATAAAACAATTAAGTTAAAATGAGATTAGTCAAGCACTATATCATTAATGTTAGCTTTACCAGCAGGCTTAGTAACTTTAATAGTTCTAGTAGAACGTTGTTGCTTAGATTTAACAATTAGCTTACGAACTTCATGTTCTTTGATAGCCATATTAACTAAATCTTTATAAGTACCACCAGTAAACATAAGCCAAGCATCAAGAAGTTCTTTGTTAAGAAGTTCTTCATCAGTGAGCTTATCTAAATCTCTTTGATAACCTGTTATTTTGTTACCATCAGCATCAACTTCTTTTGCTCTATAAAGGTAATCATAAAAATCGTCAGGAGTAAGAGTAA